ACCATTGATGGCTTCATGTAGGGTCAGAATGGCTCGTGGTGGCCCAACGCTCTTAATATCATCGAGGTAACACCGGGCGGCTTTCCTTAAAAGATCGCCCGGAACACAACTCTTTGACTGCAGTGCGGGGGTGATACCCAATGTCATGGGATCGTGGTAAACACGATCGCCATTAGGTAAAAGGTACCAACCCTTCTTCAGAGGTGGAGGAACACGATCGGATGTGCCATCATCGATGATAGTTGAACGGACATCACTAGACCGCTTGGATCGATGGCCATCTACCAGTGAACCCAGTACAATACCGGATCCAGAGTCAATGCCACCAATACCACTCTTCACATGAAGAGGGCCAAGCGTCTTTCCCTGAAGGTCAATCCCGGGGAAACCAGGACCTAAATTGAGATTCTCGAATAGACTCCTCGCTAGCTGTTCGCAAATACCTTCTTCTTGATCAACGGCCCCTGCAACATGAAGGCCCACGATAGACCAAAGGCCTGGGGATAGCTCTTGAATTAGCGTGGAACCACAAAGTCCCGTCCCACTCCGCTTATATTTATAACCATCAGCTACATAGCCTTGAGGGTCATAAACTTGTCTGGTGGGAGTTAGGACTACAGCAGTATCTTCCTCATCATTGACGAAGAAGCCATGGCCTACTACCCGAGATTCCTGAGGGAATAGAGGGCCCATATAACGGGTTAAGTCGGCATGGGAACGAGTTGGGAGATGTAAAACCAATAGGTCGGACTTTCCCAATCGCATTCTATGCTGAGGTGAAATAGGATAAGTACGAGTCTCTCTGATAGGTGTAAGTCCTTGAGTCATCGTGATATTGTAAGTAGCCAAACGGTCAGGGAGCATATGTGAAACAGTCAGGAATTTGTTTCCACCTATTGCGAGTGCTCTACAGAATTTTCCATCAACTCGCATTATATAGGTAGCTTGTTGGATCAAAGGGATGAGATGCAATGGATCATGCACCTTGGTTGGAGGTTGGCGCTTGAGCAGATCAAATCTAGGAGTATACTTCTCCGCTTTTGATACCCACTCATTGGCATGTCTCGAAGCAAGACCACCCTGAGGCTCCATGGGTTCACGAAATAGCGTCTTAGCGTAGTTGGCTATCGCCAAGCCAGAAACAGCGGCTAACATACCAATCACTAAAGCCTTTATGTGCGCTGGAAGAGCGTTCACTCGCTCTCCCGCTTCACACAAACCTTGCCGTATCCGGGAACCAAAGACCACACCTTTCGAGATATAATACTTACTCTTAATCATACACAATCTCTGTTGTACCAGGATGAGCTTATAGCGTAAATAGAAATACCGGCGAGCCATCCCTCCAAAATAGGGGGATAACCATACCACAATCTCAATAACCTGAAACAAAACTGTATATATCAGAGTCAGCGTGATCCACTGAACAAAGAGCGTAAAGTAAAGGAAGTATGGAGTTGATTCTATTTTGAAGCAGTCACTACAAACCCCAGACAGGCGTCCATGAGAACACATCGCCATCTTATCGATCTCATTACGAGAATCGAGCATAGTTTGCTCATTCTCTTTGTGGGCTCGAGCTAGATCATAAACAATCTTCGTAAAATCGCCAGTCGAAACTTCAGTAAATAAAGGTACGAATTTGGATTCTCTATCAACTGTAATAACCTGGACGATATCAAAAGTCCACAGGTCAGTATGACCCGCCGCCAGTTCGGTGTCTAAAGCTTTAAGGGTTGTATCGCCGGACTTTTTACAGAACTCAGGTCTCACTTTAGGCACAATCCGATAAGGGAGCCGGCGAGAAGCAGCTGCAACCTCATTGAAAATCGCACGAAAACATAAATCACCCCAACGAGTTGAATCGTGGCCGTGATTAGTGGTCGCGATCACTATATGAGGCAAGCAATAATTCTTACCCTTCTCATCTTCGAACGCCTGATTTGTGAGGAAAGGAACCGAGCTATTGATCCGAAACAATGCTTCAATCGATTTCTCTACTTGTCCAGGCGCTGGAATCAGTTGAGCGATATCATCCAAAAGCAATGTATGCATATTGGACTTGAATCCATCCCAAAACTGTGAAGTGGGGTCTACAGTATACCTATAGTGGGGTGCGGGATCTAACTCCATAGCGTGAGCGGCTGCAACAGCAGCTAAGTTGATAATTGTTGTCTTACCAATAGCTGGTGGACCCTCGATACATATAGCGAAAGGGCACATGCGATTCCGAAAACCGCCTATACGGCGAATTACGGAATCCCTTGCGACAATTGAGCTCTTAAGCATTCGATCCATTGTGGCATACATGCGATCCCCCTTTGCGAAAAGGCGAGCTGCAATCTCGGTCCCATCATCGACGAGTTTGCTAACAGCAAATAGATCATCATCCGTGGGAGGCTCATCACCGCGACGGGTTTGAACAAGCACATGATAGCGATCATACCACTCTCCATATGTGGTCGAGCCATGCAGGAAAGCAAAGATCCGCGAATGAGGGGAGGAGAGAGACTGATGCCAAGAGCTATAGGCAAATGTAACAAAATCTGTAAGGGCTAGGAGGAAGCCAACAGTGGAGAACCGTTTCGCAAAACGTGAACAAGCAATTCCTTCTAGCGCAAGATAGACGGGATCATCTCTATCGATAGACATTGAAACAAGGAGAGGGCTCACCATGAGATAACGAAGAAATGGGAGAAATTTCTTCCCAAGGGGAGATTCGAGAACTTCCTGCTTCTTCGCAAAGAGATCTTGAACGACATCACATAATTGAAGAGCATATCCCTCAGATTGAAACTGAATATTTGGCATGGTACCAGAAATATCCACACCAAACTCTAACATGTAGGTCTGAAGAGAACTTGAAAGAGATCCCAAAACGGAGGTACCAGTCAGCTTGTGCCAAAGATTGACAAATGCCGCGATATACGTACGCGTGCAACGAGCATAAACAAGATCATGGGTGAACATAAATACACTCTCAACATAATAGACATGTTTATCCTCCAGACCACTTTCTGATCGAAAAATGACGATGCGACCAGGATTGGCGAGATAGCCTGAGGGAGCACTCGCTGCATCTCTATATACATCATGAAAAGCACGCTCACACAGATCTGTTGTCTTGGAGTAGGGCAATTTATATTGACGCAACAAGGACTTCACAGAGCCGCGGAAAATCCTACGTTTGAGGGTATCATCATCATAGAAAATGATTCTCCAATAGGATAACAAGACTTTTCGGACATAATCAGCTAAAGGATCATCAACACTAACCCAACCTCTCTGAGGGGTAGTACTCAGAATACGCTGTGCAGCGTCAAGGAGGGTTCGCATCTCAGGAAGCTCATAACAAATCTTCCAGACCACGCCATACACCCAGTCATCTACATCAAAACGATCTTGGGTAGTGGCGTCATGGAAAATCTGCCATATCCAGCGGCTCCCTGTAGCAGGGAATTCTGCTGGTGCGCGCCAAATAGCGGCTTGGGCTCGATAAATCGTTGGAGAAGTCGCGGGTTGGGTAATGGATGGCAAAGGTGGATCATATGCCAAGGCTAGTCCTAGGAATCCAATAAATCCAAATTCAGTAAAGAAAAGAGGTAATAGACTCCAATAGGTGGCAGGAGTATACCTCAAGTTCGGTGATATGAAGAAGCTATATACGGTAAAGATCATACCATATGTTACATCATAGGACATAAACACCGATAGAATAAAGAGTATAGATGGGTTTGGTAGACCAGGACGATACATCCGCCATCGAAAATAGAAGAGTACTTCTCCTACATGGACGGCGAGCGTTAAAAGCGGGTCTCTCAAGACAAAATATTGTAACGCTATATTAAAATAACAAAACGTAAGTGTATTTCGAAATCGATCATCATGAAGTTGGATGTGAACCAACTCCAAGATCGAACGAGAGACAACGATGATGTCAGCTAGTACGGCTACCATTGGAAAGAAAGATTCCAATAGTAGTACGATTGAACGGACCATAACAGCGACAAAGTTGTGTAGATCTAAAGATCCATCGGGGTTGTAGGGATTGCTAATTCCCCACAGTCGGACAGTTGTATAATTGAACCTCACTGTAATCACACATACAACGTGTAAAAATGCTAATAGCAGGAGGCCCAAACGACCAAACTTCGAAAAGTCGTTTAGAAATGATCCCAATCTGGGGACCATTTTGTTTTAAAGTATAAAGTTCCTTTTGGGAAAATGGTATCAATTCTGCATACCCGGGAATTGGAATAACCAATAGCAGAAAGGGAGTATAAAAACTCATAGCCCTTAAATTTAGTAAGGGAGGGCTAGATCCTTGTGTTGATACAGCTCAACACGGCGCCTAAAATCATAACTCAAGTGTAGGAAGCTTAAGTTGTTAAAATATCGTAATATTTAGAGCTACTCTCTGTCCGATAACAAAGAGCGGAAAAGGGTTTATATATTCAAAGCGACTCTCTATATGAGAGGGAAAATGATTAAAAGGCAGGGGGGGGTGGTGGTTACTAATTACCACCAAGCAGTGCAGCGTAGTTAGTGTCCGCTACAGGACATGAAGGACACAGAGAAAATAATGGTCCAAGGCCTTAGTGAGTAAGCAACCCACAAAGGTAATGGATTGCAAGATAAACTAAAGTCAAATGTACATATCCCAGTACGGGGTATCTAAAGAATCCAGGAGGCGGAGAAGCCTTCAACTAGAAGAGAATAAATCAATCGGGGTGGGGGAAACCCACCC